CTCGAACGCAGGAAAACAGTATGGCACCTCTCTTGGAGCATCACTTTCGAGATGGTTGGGTTCGGGAGATTATACTCTCGACTCAAATTCTATCGTTTCGAAGTTCCAGAGCAACGGCACCATACCAGCTATGCATTCCACAGGCCAGTCAATAATAGTCCGTCATAAAGAATATTTAGCAGACGTGGTTTCCGGGCCAACTGCCAATTCCTTTGATGTCTTTAATACATTTGCTCTAAATCCAGGTCTTTATAACACTTTTCCGTGGTTATCTGAAATTGCACAACAATTCCAGGAGTATACTATTCGCGGCATGGTTTTTGAGTTCGTTTCAACGAGCGCTGATGCTATTGCCTCCTCTACTAATACTGCCTTGGGTTCAGTGATGATGTTCACTAATTACAGAGCCACGGCCGCTTCACCCACGAATAAAGTACAGCTCCTTTCAGAGTATTTTTCAACCGACGCTAAACCTAGCGAGTCCTTTTGTCACCCTATTGAGTGCAATCCCAAGGAGAACCCATATAATGTCCAGTATGTACGTACAGGACCAGTTCCTTCTGGTGAAGATCAGAAAACTTATGATTTGGGCGTATTTGGTGTTGCTACGTCTGGGTTTCAAGGTACGAATATTGTTTGTGGTGAATTATGGGTAACATATGAAGTAGAGTTACGCAAACCAATTATTCCGACTTCAAACCCTGGTGGTACTATTGATTCGAATTACTTTCACTATTCGAATACCACAGGTGTTTCGACCACACATTATTTTGGTACAGGTACAGCGAGTGTTATAACGGTTAATGGTATTACCATTACCCTTACAGGTACAACAATTACCTTCCCACTTGGTTTCTTTGGCAACTTTATGCTAATATACTCACAGTCGGGTGCTTCCACTGCTTACACCATCCCAACAGTTACTGGCACTACGAATGCAACAGCATTATTAGGATTTAATTCTGATACGAATAGTACGCCAGCTGTTAGTTCGACAAATACTAACATGACTGTTTGTAGTGCATGGCAGGTTACAAACCCAGAGGTCCAGGCAGTTTTGACTTTTTCAGCAGGAACAGTCATTGCTACCTCCACCTATGTTGATCTATATATCATTCCAATGCAAACTTTCCTGATTGTTTAGGTCATTTTAGGTTACCCCACTATTGTGAAACGTACTAACGAGCGTTGCCAGGGGAGTTATATGGTTTTACGGATCGGATCATGCATGTTGCGTGTGTATTGTTCTGAATATTATGGTAAAAACATGCCTCCCTCTTCGGTTAATTCTGTGAAAGGTATGAATCAGCCCGTAACTTCAGACAATCTTATCTGTTTATCGGACCTGCTGTTTCGCGAACAGTTAATTTTATTGCGCGCACGTTATCAAGTTTTGTTTAAGCTTGCGTGTGAAAATATTCCCTCGATATGAAGGTAACAGCGGTTGGTACCCGTGGGACAACTTCCAACATTTCAGGGATGTCAAAAACAATATAAAAGGTTATTTCATTTTGGAGTAAAATAAGGGATGCCTCGACCCGAGGAGTGGTTATACTTTAAATTCC